TCAGTCATTATTAAACTGCACTTCAGCAAATCCAGAGCCTGATTCACAGGTATTGGATTTGATTGTTACGGTCATTCCTGTTAACTGTGCACTTTGTAACAACGGCTGCAAATTCCACCGGTTAGTCCAGTATTCTTTCCCGTCAACCTTTACAGTAAATGTGTTATCCCCATTATATTTGGAAAACTCAATTTTACCTTTAGCACAATCCGCCGCCATTGCATTAACAGAAACCAATGCAAATAAAACCGCCATAAACATCTTCTTCATGCTTAACTCCTTTCATTCACCCGTTGTATATAATGACTGAGACTTTCTGTTCAGAAAGGCTGCTGCTGTATTACTTTCCCATAATGTATTGTTTATTTTTATAACTGGCCTGTCGCCACTTATCTGACATTCTGGTTGCATCTCTTCATTCACGTAGCGAACCGAACGCGTCCCCTGATGATGGCAATTCAGAATAACCGCTACAGTACCCAGTATTGCTGATATATTATTAAAGGATATTCTCCCCACTCTGACACTATCCTCTCCCCGATACTCCGGAAGCACATTGCTGATTCTCCCCCAGTTCAGAGTGAGGTCCACGTCTTCCGGCGTCATCGTATAAACAGGAGCAGTTTCAGACAGTGCCAGACGAAATTCTCTCTGTATTTGCCTGAACCGTAAGGCTTCTGCTGTAACAGTGACAAAACGAAGAACTGCTCTGGATGCGTCTCTGGTCATTGTATTACCACTGAACTCCATTAACGCCAGATATGATGAAACCAGTGAGTGACGACTGATTTGCATTCCGGAACGTTCCAGCGCTGCGACACGTTGCAGCGTGGTATAACTGCTGTCCGTTGTCATGGAAACAGTTGTCACACCGGGCACTGATATATGTGTAAAATCTGAAAAACGGTAGAAAGTATTTGTGGCCGTATTAACGAACCCGGCCACATATAAATTATTTTGCTCAATAATCAGACGAAGATGGTCAAAACGCGCCTGATAGACATCAAGCCCTCGGATATCCACAGAAATATAACTACCCGGTGGAGTATGATTAATAACAGATACCGATGTAGCCCCCTGAGATATATGCTCAAGAGAGGTCGATATTTCTGTCCGTATACTATTTAACGAAGATACATAACTTTGTTGAGTCGAAAAGTCTATCGTAAATTCCCGGGAATAGGATACCGAAGAAAAGCCCAGTAACAGGCACAGTACCCATTTAAACAATATACACTTCATATACAGGTATTCCTTTTGGCTGAAGTAATCAGCACCAGACCCGGCGCAGATATAAAAAAGGCCCGCAAAAGCGAGCCAGGAATAAGTATGGCGCGTTGTACTGGATTCGAACCAGTGACCGATTGCTTAGAAGGCAATTGCTCTGTCCGACTGAGCTAACAACGCATGATGCAGATAATGGACCGCCATCGAGGACTCGAACCCCGCGCAACCAGCTTCGAAGGCTGGCGCTCTATCCTGATGAGCTAATGGCGGTAAGGTGGTGGCCCATGCTGGATTTGAACCAGCGACCTGGCGGTTATGAGCCGCTCGCTCTCACCACTGAGCTAAAGGGCCGGGAGCAGAATAATAACGGTACGTAATTAATTCTGCAATATCTCTGTGAACTTACACATATCATCCGTCATGCATGGTTAAATCCTGCACTTTCGCTGACAATCCAGTCAATAATCTCCCGTACCACTGACACAAAGAATGATGGCTCATCCATTCTTTATGAATAAATTTTTCTGAAATAAAAAAGCCAGCCACTGGGGGGAGGCTGGCGAAACTCGTAGAGCAAAAGTGTTGTTACACTAACTTCGTCACAGGGTTATCCTGCAATACTCAAAATACACAATATTTATAAAACTAATAGTATACAAGGCGATCTTTAAGATTTTGTTATCAATTGTTGCCTTTCTCCTCTTTCCATGAGCTTTCTGGATAGCCACAGAATTCCGGGTACAAAAAAACCCGCTCAGCGGCGGGTTTTGCTACTTTGCCATCACGTACAAAATCGGCAAAATATCAGATTTATGCTGAAAATACACGTTTCAGTTCGGTTTTGCAATATTTGGTATTAGCTACCTTTTGTTGTGAACGTAAGTGCATTACCGATATAAGTGCATCTCTGTCAAGGCCTGCGATACAGCCACGCATAATCCCCCAGTGAGGTCGGTATGTCTCTGTCCATGTGGATTTAGAAACCTCCATCAATTCAGCCAGTTCCTGATATTCATAAGTCTCACGCCCAATCAGCTCGCTTTTCACATCCTGCGCCGCCAGCCAGATTAATTTTTTCAGGCGTTCCCGTGTTTTCTCCGCAATTTTTCTGGTACCGGATTGAGTATAAAATTCATTCCACGCCCACAGCGTTATCGCAATCTGATGCCCCCAACAAACATTTCCGCTGTAACACCACAGCAACCAGGCTTTATGGTGTTCTTCAAGAGACAGAACTGCCCGTCGCCATGATGATGTCGAAAACTCAACCTGACTTACCAGAGGAATTGACGTCCCCTTTGCCAGCGATTGTTTCCCCGGGATTGGTGGATTATCCCGCGTGATCATTTTTCCAGTCACTTCATCGCGGTACCGGATTTTTTTTCGCCTGTAACGTCCTGTATCGAACATGGCATTCTCCAGCCAGGCTTCAAGCTGGCCTTTTGTTGCCCCACTCAAATCGGCGGTGGCGATAATGAGCTGCTCACGAACAAACTGTAAATACTGGTTATTCATGCGCACTCCAGCTCTGTGATTTTTATCCCCAGCCGCCCACCAGGAACAGGCAGACCGCGCACAATATTGATTTCATCAAACTGCTCGTCGTCGATAAGCAGCCCCGCATGTGTCAGTGCATCCAGTGGTGCTTTCAGAATATTGTCCAGGTCACGACGGCGCTTATCCGGTGGCTCTGCAATAATCCTGATCTCCAGTCTTCCGGACAGGTTTAATTTCAGCCGCTGCTGGCGAACAATTAGCGCCACATCACGGCGATAACGCTTTCCGGCCTCCGAGATGAAATACGTATTGCCATGACGTCGCCAGTAAGTATTCACCGTCGGCGGATAAGGCAAAACAAACTCTATACGCATCAGTAACCTCTTTTACCCGAGCACGCCGGTTGCAAAGGCGCGATCAAGAAAACGAAAAATTAAATCAATCTGGGAACCATGCTTTTCTTCGAACGCCAGCGGATCCGCATGAAGCTCGTTGTGATGCTCCCGACACAGCGGTAGCGTGAAAATATCGTGGGATTTTGTTCCCATTCCACCCTGACCATGACCAATCAGGTGATGGGGATCGTCGGCTGGCTGACCACAACACGCACACGGCTGTGTCTTCACCCAGCGCGTATATTTCTCATTTACCCAACGGCGACGTTTAGGTCGCTTCATGAAAGATTCAGGAGACTCCGGATCAACGGCGATGCTGACCACCGTCTTTTCCTGTGGTGGGTTATGTTGCTGGTGGGCGTAAGGTGGTAGCGCAATATTTTTTGTGCGCTGCTTCAGTATGCTGGTGGCTGTCGCTTCTCCCGGTATGATGTCGCTCTCGCGGTATATTGAGCGGATTTTTTCACCCGGACGCTTCAGGATTCGACGCGCCATATTTTCGGTCATGGCATCCACTACATCATTTACAGCAGCCCAGCAGTACAATTCAGCCAGCGATAATTCCCGCTCCTGTGTGCCATTCATTGCGTGGCGTATGACGTCAATCATCCATGCTGACAGGTTTTGATGAGCAAATTGCCCGAGTGACTCGGAGGTCTGGTCACGCAGCTGGTTGTCGCAATGCCAGCACAGCACCATTGCACCAGCACCGTAGCGGTGGATGACTGTTTCACTGTGGTGGTAATTATTGTGGGGCCACTGACAGGATTTGACATGACGCAACAGCCAGTCAGACAGTGCGCCAGCGCCGCCAGCAGCACGAATCACCCGCTCATCGCTGAAAAATGGCAGTAATGATTTATCTTCCGCCAGCGGCTGGCGAACGGCAGGAACAACTCCGGACGGCAGACCGCGCATGCTTTTCGGTTCCGGCTCCACCAGCACACGCCCCTGCATAAACAAAGGCATCGCATCAGGACCGGGCCTGAAAAGTACAATCCCCAAACGGTGAGCAATTTCAGGAGTCACTAATACCCTCACATTACCTCCAGATACGTTGCTGGAATGTGCGGGATGGACGCGGCGGGCGTTCGGAATAAGGGAGCCTGACGTAGATTATCCAGTGACGATAATCGAGGCTGAGGGCTTTCCTAAACTCATACCCACGTCTGCGGTAGTTCTGAATCAGCCATTCGGCCTGTTCTTCAGTGCATGGGGGATGCTGGTACCAGTCAGTTTTAAATACGTGCGAACGCCGCCCTTGCCTACTGGCAAAGGCGGCAGAATTGTGCAATCTGGTATCGTGCGCCATCGGGATCTCCGGTGGCACGGTGTTTCTCAGCGACGGTTCAAGTCAGCCTGATTTTATAGCTGCTTCTGAATATCATCAACAGGTAATCCTGCCAACTCTCTTACCTCAGAAAGAAGAGAAAGGCTTACAACAACCTCATTACTTCGCATAACAAAACCACATTGAAAAGAACCATCACTGTTTCTGTAAACAACAACCGGGCGCGTGCTCTCATAAAACCCCGGGATCAAACTGGCTGGGATTTTCACAACACCTCCTGACGTAAAGGAAATGAAATGCATTATCGCTTCTCTCGGACTATAACCATGAAAAGAGACTCATTTCACTCAGTAAATCTGAGGATTTTATGCGCAAGAACAATGACTTTTTCTGTCTGCTGTTTATACAATCTGAATTACGTCTGTTTTTTGAACACCGATAAATCAGCAAACATTCTCAAATAAAGATTGCCTCCATCGTCCACATGGTGTAACACTATGTGTTATATAAAATGCAGAGGCAGGTATGCGAATTTTCAAAAACGCCTGGTTTGAACGTTTCGCCCGAAAACATCGTATTTCCGATAAATCGCTGCGCAAAATCGTGGAGCAGGCCGATAAGGGGATCATATCCGCAAATTTGGGTAGTGGTGTCATTAAACAAAGATTAGCCCGAAGTGGTGGCGGAAAATCAGGCGGTTACCGGACAATAATTTTTTACCGCGTTGCAGAAAAAGCCTTTTTCATCTACGCATACGCAAAGAATGAACGAGAGAATATCACCGCTATAGAGGAAAATGCTTTTCGAAAAGCCGCTCCCCATGTCCTCAATCTTACTAATGAACAGCTGGCACTATTGATTCAACAAGGCCAGTTCACGGAGGTACCCAATGAGTAAAAATTACCGCAGTGATGCACTTGCATCTGTACATGAAATGATGGAGTCACTCCATGATATCGGTGCAATCACAAAACAAACTATGCGCGAATTCGATGAAACTTGTCTTCAGCCTGCGCCGGTAATGTCTCCTGAAAGGATCCGTGCACTGCGAGAACGAGAGCATCTGTCTCAACCTGTTTTTGCCAGATACCTCAACGTCAGTAAAAACCTGATATCAGACTGGGAACGTGGAGTAAAACGCCCTGGAGGTGCGGCTCTTCGCCTTCTTTCAGTTGTCGAGAAAAACGGGATCCAGGTAATATCCTGATACTCTAATACAACAAAACCCGCCGAAGCGGGTTTTCATTAGAAGCACCTTTAGTTTTGCTGTTCTATTTTAAGCTTGATAGTTTCATACAAAACAATAGTTGCGCCTGTTTTACAGAATTCCCGGCTGTCATACGCACGAGACCAATAACACAACCAGTTCTCGAGATCTTCTCGAGTATAGGTTTTGCAGGCCAGTCCCTCTGCCATTTCCACGATTTCATCGCCTGGTGCTGTTAACTCATAGCCATTCAACAACAAGAAGACATAACCAGCCATCATAGCTGTTCGTTTGTTTGCATTAGCAAATGGATGATTCTGAATCAGACTTTCAATCAATACTGATGCCAGTACAAACATGTCATTAGTCTGTTCATACCATCGAACCATGCTGGGACGAGACTGAGAAGAACTTAAATTATCAACACTCAGCACACTAACAGGTTCATCTGGTGTTTGAAGCTCAATTAAAAGGCGATTAATTTCGGTAAGATCATCAAACGAAAGGTAGTGCACTCCTTCAACAATCTCAGCCATAGAGCACAATACCCATCATTACACTTTTGAAAGTTCTTCCATTGCCTTCTCGTAACGAGAAAAACCGAAATCGAAAGCATTTTTCACCTGCTCACGATGAGTGCAATTTTCATCGATAGCCGGGCGCGGAGCTGCCACAACGCTTTTATCGCGAGGGGGAATAGTCAATCGCGGGTGTTTTTTTAGTGCGTAGCTCATTGGGTGTACCCTTACTTCTCCGTCCTGTTCTTTAACAAAAATCAAGTCAATACAAAATTAGTCAGGCTAATGTTGTTAGCATAGCCTAATACCAATCGTATTCACAACCATAGTACGTGAAAAAACCCGCCGAAGCGGGTTAAGTGCGGGTGCGTTGAGGATGCCTGACACATCAGAGGTGGCGAGGGATTTCTCCCCCGCCAGGTCTCTACTCCTCAGGTTCGTAAACTGTGAAGACAGCGACCTCCGTCTGGCCGGTTCGGATTCGTACCTCGCAGAGGTCTTTCCTCGTTACCAGTGCCGTCACTATAACGGTTAAACAGATGACGATCAGGGCGATTAACATCGCCTTTTGCTGCTTCATAGCCTGCTTCTCCTTGCCTTTCGGCACGTAAGAGGCTAACCTACGTGTGCAAGTCATAGATATGGCCTCAGATTAATGTTAAGCGTCTTGCAGGACGCGTAATGTTAACTGGGGCTTTTCTCTGTCTGCCTTACGGCGGCATGCCCGAGGCAGATAGCCTCAAGCACCCGCAGCAATTCTACTTAACTCTCGCTTTACAGCAAACCGTTTTTGCCCGATATGGGAATTCCCATACGGAATGAATTCAGTTCCCCAGGCGATCCATCAAAAACACAACCAGGCAGTAAACACCCACAACAGCAATAACAGCCAGAGCGCCTTCCATTACCAGTGAAATATCATCCGACATATTCCCTCCCTTGGTGTGAATTCCGGCGAACGTTTTTACCCCCACCGACAAATAACATATACTAGAAAAGCAATAGCTATAGCAACGCCTGCAAATGCATCGGGCCGGCTCATTGGTGCGCCCCCTGTATCGCTTCTACTGCGATCTGACTGGCGTATTTGTTAATGGTAACGATAAGTTCTTGCTCGGCCTCATCCAGACAACCACCGATACCTCGCCTGTCACCTTCAGAAGCATCGAAATCTGCACGAAGCCTGGCGACCTTCAGGATTGCGGACAACACCTCATCAGGGATTGCCGGAGAGTTGGTTGACGTTTCCGAGGTTATCCGAAAATTATTGGTTGACGAATTCTTATTTTCCCGAAAGTTTTCGGCATGAAGCATGGCGGTGTTATACCCATCCGCGAAAATCTCTGCTTCTTCGTTATTCAGTTCGGCACCAAGTTTAAGCGCAATAGCTTTTGCCATTGAGGCGGTAATTTGATGGCATGGCTGACGTCCGTGAAGCATGGCGTCGCTCCGCTCTATGCCATCCAGCGCAATTCGAAGCGCATGAATTGTAGTGATGCAATCGTTTGGGGTTATTCCGTATCGTTCGAATACAGCGATATGGTTGCGCATAATCGCGGGTGTAAGCTCTTTGTAAGCAAGAGCAAGAGGTCCAGATACATCGTTCAGCACTACCGTCATCGGTGAGGCGGCGTAGACTTCAATAATCCCAGTATCAATAGGCCATTCCCCATCCTTGATATAGTAACTTGTTCCGTCAACTTGCTGTTCTACAATGTGGAAAGTACCTATTGGTTCTGCTTCCAGCGATGCCAGTGCAATTTTGAATAACTCGCCCTCTACCTGTGCCATCCCTGAATTTGGGTGGCATTTCGCAATCGCTATTTTTAATTTGGCTTCTTCGATTAATTGCTCTTTGGTTAATTCTGCCATTTTTATTACCGCCCTTTCGGGCGGCCTCCTGATGATTGAGGGTGCAGGGTTCCCTCCAGTAAAGGATTAATCTTTATTTACAATGCTGAATTTAATTATTCAGATTTGGATTCCGCTTTCAGAACAGCCTCTGCCATTCTGATATCTGAATTTTCTGAAATCATCTTTTCTGGTGAATCGCAGTCACCACCACATTCAGTAATGCGTTCGTAACCAGAACGAATTGTGATTTTATACGCATTAATCATTTGCATAAGCGCGTCTGTCAATTCTACAATGCGTTTGTCTTTATCTTCCAGTTCATCAAGAACCTTCTTTATGGCTGGTGAATGTGTCATATAACTCGCAGCCGGACCAGCAAGCATTATCCTGAGCTGTGCTTTCGCTTTTTCTATTCTCATCTATGCCATCACCTTGTTTCGCAACCAGACACAAACCGGACCATCTTCAGTATCATGAATGGAGCCAATAAACCAGCCTTCGCCCTCTGGTCGTTCCGGTTCCCAGGCGGAAATATCGGGGTCATCTGCAACCGGATTTAAATAATCTTCATCCATGCTGCAAATAGTCCACTGAAGATTATTTTCCTTCATCCAGGCGTTAAACTCTTCCGTTGAAATATATTCCCGACCGTCACAGAATTTTTCATATTCTGGATGTGTCCAGCAGCCATATTCATCACGTTCTACTGGTATTTCTCTAATTTCATTCATTTCTGTTCTCCCACGTTTTCAGACTTTCACCGCAGAACGGGCAAAATGAAACCCGAACTGGTGATTTAGAAAATTCACCGGATCGCAACATCACCAAATCAGGGCCGCGAGTTAAACTCTCATTCCAGATTTCGTATATCAGCAGACCTTTTCGCGTCGTGTATTCAGCATCATGCTCAAGGGAGTTTGCCAGTGCCGTACACGGTTCTATCTTGTTGCCATAAACCTGGCATTTTGATTTACCCACTGGTCGCTTCCTTCACAAAAATAATCCAATGTGTTTTATCGTTCTTACCGGTGCGCTGGCTGATGATTGGTTTCGCGTCGGTTAGTGCCAATATCTGGCGGACAGGTATTTGCGTTTCATTCCATTTAAAAATCAGAACACCGTGTGGCCACAACACACGAAAGGCTTCTTTAAATCCCTGCCGCAAATCATCACGCCAGGTATCTTTATTCAGCCGTCCATATTTCTTTCCCATCCAGGCGTTATCACCAACACGCTCAAGATGCGGAGGGTCGAATACAACAACCGGAAACGATGCGTCTGCAAATGGTAATGCACGAAAATCTGCTATCAGGTCAGGGCTAATTATCAGGCGTCGTCCATCACATAATGTGTGCTCTTCTTTTCTGATATCGCTAAATATCGCCCGGTCGTCATTCTTATCGAACCAGAACATACGACTGCCACAGGACATATCAAGAATGGTTGCCGATTCGCTCACTGTTTACCTCCTGCAACGCTACCCGGTACGCCTTCTTTATCCACGCTGTACTGCCATATAACTTCGTCTTCATAAAAAACACACCTGCACGGCTCGCCGATATCCCCGGACAGGCTAACAGTACTGCATCCACCACACGGTTATGCTTCCGGAACTCCATTACAGTACTGCTGATAACCACCTGTCCCACCGGGCCGTAATCCTGATACAGGATTTTCACGCAGACACCCTCCTGTCGAAATAAACGTAGTTATTCACTGTGCGCAACGGCATTCCAAATTTTCTGGCGATTTCTCTCCTGGACACGCCACGCTGATGCAGTTGTCGCGCCAGCTCAATATCACTCTGCGGATATTTTGCTGACTGGTGAAAATCACCACGCAGAATCAGACTTATTCCCATCTCCCGGGCTTTCGTCCTGACCGCCGCCTCACTACGGCCAATCAGACTGCCGATGCTTTTTACCTTCATTGTTCCCGCGCACTGCCGAAGAATAAGGATTTCAGCCCGCCCCCAGCCACGCCATCTCACTTCACATCCTCTCTGGAACAATTCATCTACCGTATAATATCCCGGTACTTGTTCAGCTCCCGCAGCGCGGCGCAGACACGCTCCCACTTCTGGACATGGCTTTTCGCCCGACGCAATTCGCGGTTTGCTATATGCAGCGATGGTAAAATCAGGTCATCCCCTTGCGTTTCGGTGAGCGATGGTAACGACTGCACCATGTCCGCCACAGTTTCTGTTTTAATATCTTCCTGTGTTGCAGCTTCCTGTACCGGTAACGCAACACCGGCTGGCTGAGGAAAGGCTTTACCATCGGTTTCCGCTACCGATGCGGCTTTCAGCTCTGCTGGTAAATTATCTCCCGGCATGCAGTAGCGAAATTTACCGTTCTGATTTACGCGTGCCAGGCGTCCCGTTGCGGTTACCACCGCCAGCGTGGAAGCAACCTTGCGAGTGCTGACACCGAACTTACCCGCCAGTTCCTCACACGTTTTAGCTCCCTCCTGACCGATAAACTCAATCATCATGTCAGCGGTAACTTTTCGTTCGACCGCCCCGGTCAGCACATCCGGTACTTCAGATTGTGCTGGCTGCTCTTCGGTTACCCCGGATTCACCTTCACCAGCCAGAAACCAGGTGTGACCCGTTTTATCAACGACGCCATTTCTTTTCAGTTCCCACAGCTCGTTCAGCACTTCTTCACGACTGATATCAAGTCGCGCAGCCAGTTCTGCCGACGTGGCTTTCCCCATTGCTTTCAGTGCGTCAAAAACAGTCTCCATTAAAATTTCCTCCCGGTAAAAATCACTTCTCAACTCAAACAAAACCAGCCGCTTTCCGGCGTTCATACTCCTGTTTCAGCAACTCAATTGGCGTTGGTCCCGACGGGCGTTTTGGTGCCGCCAGCTGTCGCCGGACTGGCGGAATGCTCAGGCCGTTACCAACATGCTTTGCCCATTTCGTCAGTTGCCGTTCTGCAAGCCGTTTTAACTCCCCTTCGGTCATCTGGCGCTCAATCCCCTTTGAACGCATCTCGAGGCAAATGTGATACAGCACAGGCTGAGACCACGGATATTTATCGCTCCCGTCGTATCGCCAGGACTCGTTGCGCCAGCGGCGGTACTCCTCCATCACAACATCCACCGTCAGACCAAATGGATTTGCCCCGCTCTCCGAAATCAGCGCCACAAACTCAGCCAGGTCCGGAGGCCATGTTTCACCCGCCCGGCAGCGGTCCATGCACTGGCGGCAGACCTGCCGGATTTGCTGCTCAGTCATCGCGCCAATCTGTGCAATCCAGAGCTTCGAAGGTGCGGCCCCGTTCTTCCGGGTCCAGCGGTTCGAATAAACCTCCCCCATGAGTTCCCACAGCTTCCAGGCCGTTTCCGTCGCTGATAAATCCGTTTTCATGTTCCCACTGCTCACGTGCTGCCCGAATTTCCTGAACTGCCCGTGATGCGGTGCCACCTGGTGCTGCTGCATGGTTTGCCCCCTTGCTGACTGGTTTAACCTGCGCCCTGACGTGATTTACGTGACGGGCGAATTTCTGCTCCCACTGAATCTGCGTGAACACTTTCCCCTCCGCTGCCCAGTAGTCCCGGAAGGCTGCAAATTCAGCTGGTGTAAATTCCGGCTCAGGCAGAGCCACTCCCCACAACGCAGCCCGTCGTCGAAAATCCCGTGACGGATACCAGCTATCGGTCATCGGAAATTTCCCGATGGGTTCGTTCACGCCGTCCAGGAGCACGGGGGGTGTTGTCTGTAGCGACAAAACTCCCTGCTCACTGGTCGGAGCACTCTCACGTGCGTTATGTGTGGGGTTTAGATCTTTGGGTTCCTTTGGGTTCCGTGATCCGTTTTTGGGTGTCTTTGATGGAAAATTTGGGTGTCTTTGGTTATTTTCCATGCAGCAAAGAGTTCCGTTTTTGGGGCTGTTTTGTGCTGAAACATAACCGTTTTCGGTACTGTTTTTATTAACAGCACCAATTTTACCCACCTTTAAAGACACCCGTTTTTGGGTGTATTCAGGCTCGGCAACACTTTCTTCTACACCGATAAGTCGGTACACCACAATTTGCTTTGTTCTGCCTTTTCTCTCACCGGTATCAATAATTAACCCAATCTCCATCAGGTGTCGTAAGCTGTCCTGCACAGTCTTTTTGTTCAGTTCCGTTACTTCTGCCAGTGCAGATACAGACGGGTATGCACACAAATCGGCACCGCACATATCAGCAAGCCAGGTCAATACTGACTTACTGGATGAACTGCCGGTTTTCACCTTTTTAGCCCACCGTAGTGCATCGATACTCATACGAACCTCTGGCAGACATTTGTTTATCTGCAAAGTAATAATGATATTGCTGACGATACGCATGCTTGAAAGCAATAGCTTTTTCTATAAGCTCGTCAGTCTCACGTTCCACAACAGATGGATCCGCAAAAAGCAGCCCGGACTCCACCACATCGCCATATTCTTTGTTTAACCCGGCGATCATGTACGTAATGCTTTTTCCGTCAGTAATTTCACAATACAACCTGAAATCGCTGATCCGGATAGCCTCCATAATTGCCGGAATCAGCGCCGTGAATTTTTCCCGCTTATCCCTTGTGTCGATAGCTTTCCAGCGTTCGAATATCTTCACCCGGTTAACGCCCAGTGCCCGTTGATCAACCGCGCCATCATCAAACGTGACGCGTTGAACATCGATGTTCGGGCGTTCTTTCAGAGCCCAGAATGCTTCCGTGATTAATATCGTCGCCTGCTCCTGTGTCATTCCTGGTCGGCATACCCAGGTATCCAGAGCCTCACAAACCTGTTCAGGGGTGATTTTCATTGTTCAACCGCCCCGCCCGCTTTGCCTTACGATATTCGTCATAAACTTTGGGGTCGTACTGAAGTTCCCCGCCGGATGCCTCTTGCAGGCGCATCGCGCGACCTTCAGGTACTAGCTCCCCTTTCCAGCTATAAAGCGAAGCCAAACGAATACCAGCAGCTTGTGCAAGTTTTGTTTTTGAACCGAAATACAAAAGTGCGTCAGTTTTAAGCATTTAAAGCACCTTAATTGTTAGCCATGACTAACAAAATAGATGTTAACAAAAACATAGTCAATAAGATTTAGCATTAGCTAACTATGGATACAAAAAATTTAACCATTGGCGAACGCATTAGATATCGCCGAAAAAACCTCAAATACACCCAAAGGTCTCTTGCTAAAGCCCTGAAAATTTCTCACGTATCGGTTTCACAATGGGAGCGGGATGATAGCGAACCTACAGGAAAGAATCTTTTTGCCCTCAGCAAAGTACTGCAGTGCTCGCCAACATGGATTCTATTTGGCGATGAAGACAAGCAGCCATCACCACCTATTGAGGAGCCAGTTGCTCTATCCCCCAAAGAACATGAGCTCCTTGAGCTTTTTAATGCATTGCCTGAATCAGAACAGGATGCTCAGCTCACCGAGATGCGCGCCCGAGTAAAAAATTTCAACAAACTCTTTGAAGAGTTATTAAAAGCCCGTCAACGAACAAACAAAAGATAACGCAATCAATGCGTTATCTTTTTGGTTGCCCAAAATGTTAGTCATGGCAAACAAAAATACTTGACCGAATTGTTAGCCATGGCTAATATTGCTTGCATCAAGACACCGCACGGTGTTCTCAGCAAACAGTTCCGCTACCCCGGCGTTAAGGGGAAATGAGGTCAACATGGATACTATCGATCTTGGCAACAACGAATCTCTGGTGTACGGCGTGTTTCCCAACCAGGACGGCACATTCACCGCGATGACGTATACCAAAAGCAAAACGTTTAAAACCGAAAATGGTGCCCGTCGCTGGCTGGAAAGAAACTCAGGTGAGTGATATGGATTTCGACACAATCATGGAAAAGGCTTACGAAGAATACTTCGAAGGCCTTGCCGAAGGCGAAGAAGCTCTCAGCTTCAGTGAGTTTAAACAGGCGCTTTCCAGCTCGGCAAAATCTAACGGCTGATAAGCGAAGCAGCACCGCGAGGAATCAGTATGCAGAAACGAGACCCCGTCATCATCGCGCCAGACTATACCGATGATGAACTTTATGAGTGGATGCGCCAGAAAATTAATGCAGCGCAGGATCTGAAATGGGCCAATGAAGCCAGGGCTAAGCAGGCTGAAAATCTGTCCGCTCTGGAGCAGGATATCACCAAGCTGGAAAAAGCAGCGGCATTAAGCATTGCCAGAATGATTACATACCCGCGTTAATAGCTAACCAACGAAGCTAAGGTTGGTAATTAAGGAGTTCTCCACGGGTCAGGTGGAGTGCGTGCGCCGGACACGGGTGAGCATCCGGTACGTTCTTTAAAAATCTGGATAGTCCCAACTTATTTAAACGGTTAATTATCTTGAGTTCATCCAGAACTTATTATTGCAAGCGGGGCAAAAAGTACGAAAATGAGCATCAAAGCGCATTATTTCCATTGGCTGAAGTACAGATATTACCTTTTTTCCAAAACATTGTGGGCAAAGATGCACAGTTATCTCAGTATCGCCTATAAATTGCTTCTTGGAATATACAAGGGTTCCAGAATCAAGCTTGTTAAGCTTGTAACCTTCCGCCTGTCGCTGAAAATCTTCTGTCTCTGCAATTTTTGCTTTGAGATGCATTATCTCTTCATCACGAAAGCGGATCGCATCGCAAAGAGAGAAGCATTCCGCCTGAAGCGTGATTAGTTTGTTCTGAAGTTCAATAGTTGCGGCTTTAACTTCTGCATCCGTTTTTGCGTCATTAATAACCTTAGCGAGACCAGCTGTCTCCTTTATCGCAGCCATAGCCGCTGACAGTTCTGCTATCACGTTGAGTACTCTTCTCGTTGTTGGGGATATCCGGATTATACAAATTTCTTGTTGTTGGGGAATAACAGGAACCACCTCGCCTGACGTGGTTAAAAGCAGGCACACAACGCGAAAGCGTACGGCAAGGTAGCTGGTTTATAGATAGCCTGTCGTTAAATTTTCGTCGACCGTGCGCTTCCGGTTGTGGCACTCCGCGAAATGGCGCGGCGGTAAGTATGGCGGGGTTATTCCTTCCCCGTTGAGGACACCGGGTTGTCAGGTTGACCATACGCTTAAGTGGCAACCCCGCTGCAACGCCCTCTGTTATCAATTTTCTGGTGACGTTTGGCGGTATCAGTTTTACTCCGTGACTGCTCTGCCGCCCTTTTTAAAGTGAATTTTGTGATGCGGTGAATGCGGCTAAGCGCACGCGGAACAGTTAAAACCAAAAACAGTGTTATGGGTGGATTCTCTGTATCCGGCGTTAATTGTTAACTGGTTAACGTCACCTGGAGGCACCAGGCACCGCATCACAAAACTCATTGTTGAGGGCGCGATAATGAAAACGTTATTACCAAACGTTAATACGTCTGAAGGTTGTTTTGAAATTGGTGTCACTATCAGTAATCCTGTATTTACTGAAGATGCCATTAACAAAAGAAAACACGAACGGGAGTTATTAAATAAAGTATGCATTGTTTCAATGCTGGCCCGTTTACGTCTGATGCCAAAAGGATGTGCACAATGAATCCAGTATTTGCACTTATTCTGACGGTTTTTCTTGTTTCCGGAGAGCCAGTTGATATTGCAGTCAGTGTTCACAGAACAATGCAGGAATGTATGGCAGCAGCAACCGAACAGAAAATTCCAGGCAACTGTTATCCGGTCGATAAAGTTATTCACCAGGATAATAACGAAATCCCAGCAGGATTTTAAAACAGCACCGTAATAAATATCCAGTTTCATTCTTATATGTCAGCAATGGCAGAGATTTGTTCACCCTTAAATCTGTGATGAGGTTTATCAATAATGAGCACTGATAAAGAAGAATTTGCACTATATTGCGAAGCAAAAAATGACAAAGTAAGAAAACGCCTAGGAATTAAAGGTGGTTTTTACTGGACTACAGCAAAAAAATTATCTGTTGCAATCTCCCGCTGCATTACCGCAATGGATGACAACGATTATGATGAAGACGACTTTAAAAAACCCGTCCGCGTCAATTTGCCCGTTGTTGACGACCTTCCGCCAGAAGGCGTGTTTGATACTGAATTCTGCAACCGCTATGAAAAAGGCGGGAAAGATGGCATCACAATGACATTTATCGGCCCTTCCCCCTCTGTTCAGGACAAACCAGCCAGCACTGACAATACCAACATCAACGGCGAAGACATGACTGAGATTGAGGAGAGCATGCTTCTGCCTGTCTCCGGTCAGGAACTGCCCATTCGTTGGCTTGCTCAACACGGCAGCGAAAAACCAGTAACGCACGTTTCACGCGACGAACTCCAGGCATTACACATTGCACGGGCTGAAGAACTACCGGCTGTTACTGCCCTGGCTATTTCGCATAAAACCAGTCTGCTCGACTCGCTGGAGATTCGCGACCTCCACAAACTGGTTCGTGACACTGACAAAGTTTTCCCTAATCCTGGTAATTCAGACCTGGGACTAATAACTGCTTTTTTCGAAGCATACCTGGACGCTGACTACACTGATCGGGGTCTGCTGACAAAAGAGTGGATGAAAGGAAATCGTGTTTCACGCATCACCCGCACGGCTTCCGGTGCTAATGCTGGCGGTGGGAACAAAACCGATCGCAATCCGAATTTAGTACACACCCTCGACACACTGGATGTGGAGATTGCAGCAGCCACACTTCCGATGGATTTTAATATTTATGAAATTCCGGGCAGCGTTTATCGTCGCGCAAAAGAAGTAGTCCTGAAAAAAGAAAGTCCGTTCAAAGAATGGTCCGCAGCACTTCGTGCAACCCCGGGTATTCTGGACTATTCCCGCGCCGCTATTTTTGCACTTATCCGAAGCGCACACCCTGAATTTTATCACTACCCGGGACGCCTTCAGGGGTATATCAACGCCTATTTGACGGAAACTGATCACGAGAACCCCAGCAAGGAAACTCTCACAGCTGCCCGGCATACGCCGGAAAAAGATATCCTGGAAGAAATTAACCGCGAGGTGGTTACTGAACGTGAAACAGAAGAAGAAAAACCACAACCATCTGACGCAATGGCAGGTGAACAGGCAACAACTGAAACAATGGAACCGGATACAACTGAACATTGCCAGAACGCTCAGTCGCAGGTGAGTTCCGCTAACCAAGTAAAAGTCACCGCTGACGAAGTAAACAAAATTATGCAGGCAGCCAATATCAGCCAGCCTGACGCCGATAAGTTACTTGCTGTATCGCGTGATGAATTTGTTGAGGGGATTAGCGACCCTAATGATCCGAAATGGGTCAAGGGGATCCAGACTCGCGATTCTGTGAACCAGAACCAGCATGAATCGGAACGGAACGACCAAAAAGCGGAACAAAACAGCCCAAATGCGTTACAAAACGAGCCAGAAACGAAACAATCCGAACCAGTAGCGCAACAGGAACCGGAAAAAGTCTGCACCGCCTGCGGTCAGAGCGGTGGCGGCAACTGCCCTGATTGTGGCGCGGTGATGGGCGACGCAACATACCAGGAAACATTCGATGAAGAGAATCAGGTTGAAGTTCAGGAAAATGATCCGGAGGAAATGGAAGGCGCTGAACATCCACACAAGGAGAACCCTGGCGGCAATCAGCATCACGCCAGCGATAATAAAACTGGCGAGGCGACAGATCCCTTAATTAAGGTGAATGGTCATCATAAGCTCACATCCACCAGCAGAGCGGGGATTCATCTGATGATCGACCTTGAAACCATGGGAAAAAATCCCGATGCCCCGATTATCTCAATAGGCGCAATATTTTTCGATCCACAAACCGGAGATATGGGACCGGAATTTAGTAAGACTGTCGATCTGGAAACTGCTGGCGGAGTCATTGATCGTGACGTCATTAAATGGTGGCTGAAGCAATCACGTGAGGCGCAGTCTGCCATTATGACCGATGAAATCCCGTTAGATGATGCACTACTGCAATTGCGGGAATTTATCGACGAAAACTCCGGTGAATTTTTTGTTCAGGTCTGGGGTAATGGGGCCAACTTCGACAACGTGATTTTACGCCGTTCATACGAACGACAGGGTATCCCCTGCCCGTGGCGCTACTGCAACGATCGCGATGTACGCACAATCGTTGAGCTGGGGAAAGCCATAGACTTCGATGCCAGAACTGCTATCCCATTCGAAGGTGAGCGCCATAATGCACTGGATGACGCCCGTCACCAGGCAAAATACGTTTCAGCTATCTGGCAAAAACTGATCCCGAATCAGGCTGATTTTTAATGTTCAACCGTCGCCAGTTGTCGTTGATATTCTGCAACTGGCGCGTTCCGGAGTGATAGCCATGAGCGAACAGTACCTGATAACGCTCGACGAGTGGAAACCAAAACGGTTCAGTCTCCCAATAACAAACACTACCCTGGTGAAATACGGAAAACTAGGATACATCGTTCCAAGACCACAAAAAATTCGTGGGCGTTGGCTGATAGATCGCCGAGCAGTATTTGTTGGGCCTGGTGAAACGGGAATTGCGCCGGAAATTCATACTGGCGATGATGATGCACTGAAGGAGATTTTAACTCATGTCACCGAGGCCACGAAAAAACAGCACTGACGTAGCCGGTCTTTACGAAAAGTTTGATCGCAGAACTGGCAGAGTTTACTACCAGTATAAAAATCCTGTGACTGGAAAATTTCACGGACTCGGAACAGACAAAGGTAAGGCAGAAAAAATCGCTTCCACAGCCAATCAGCGAATAGCTGCAGCAGAAGCTGAATATTTCATGCGCAAAATTGATGAAAGTCCGTCAGCAACAAAACGTCGGGGTATCAGATTAAAGGCATGGGTTGATCGATATCTGAAAATACAGGACACGCGACTGAAAAATGGAGATATTGCAGCTACAACTCACAAAGAAAAAACTCGAATGGCTGCATACCTGGTTTCCCGTCTGGGAAACCACCCATTGAAAGAACTGGAAGTAAGAGACTTTGCATTAATACTGGATGAGTGGCTGGATAAAGACATGGTCAGCACAGCGAGAGTAAATCGTGGATTATGGGTTGATATTTATAAAGAAGCACAGCATGCAGGGGAAGTTCCTCCTGGATGGAATCCTCCGGAGGCTACCCGTAAACCGATCCCTAAAGTAACCAGAGCCAGACTCACCCTGGAAGACTGGCAAAAAATTTACAACGCAACGCCTGAAAAACACTTTATCCGTAACGCAATGCTTCTTGCGATTGTAACTGGTCAGCGCCGTGATGACATTTGCCACATGCGTTTTTCAGATGTGTGGAACGAACACTTGCATATCACCCAGGGAAAAACCGGAATGCGTCTGGCGTTACCGCTTACACTACGCTGTGATGCCATTGGGATAACGTTAAAAGAAGTTATTGATGGGTGCCGAGACAGAATATTAAGTCCATATCTAATCCATAGTCGGCACCAGAAACAACCGAAGTCGATGAGTAAAGACAACCTGAGCGACTACTTTGCCAAAGCACGGGATCTGGCTGGGATAATTCCACCAGCAGGAAAAACTCCGCCAACATTTCATGAACAACGCTCTCTATCAGAACGGCTGTACCGTGCACAGGGTATCGATACAAAAACATTACTAGGACATAAAGTCCAGGCAACCACCGATCGCTATAACGATACTCGAGGTCAGGAATGGGTTAAGTTGGTTATTTGA